AAGCAGTGGTATCAACGCAGAGTACTCTCCTCCCGGCCAGTTCTTGCTGGCCAACTACCCGAGGTGGTTAACCCCGGGGGCCCCCCCTCCGCTACCAACGAAGGGGGGGCAAAAGAAAATTACCAATAATCGGTTGCCACCAGGCGCAACCACGCCGGGTGGGAAAGGACACATGGAAAAGGGGAGCTACTAATCTCCTCCTCCATCTGCTGTATTTCAATGCTAGTAATATTATATCTTTGTTCGATTAATTCAAGTACAGCTCCACGATCCAAACGCACTGACACATCAAGAAAAATCTTATGAGATTCAAGAGGGATAACAAAATCCGACTCACTCAAAGATAAATAATGCTTCAATTGTGCTCCGAATAAAGGGTAATCCAGATCAACTAAACCAAATCCCAACGCCATCCCGCGAGCTGCCGCCCTCCAGGCTTGCGTAGGCGGCAATTTCTTGAAGATCTGCGTCGGGCAGGTCATTATTTTCCCAGCTTTAATCGCCTGAGATGGAAGAGGGTACCAACAAAGTTGGCCCGTCTCGGTTGGTAACCACCAACCTTTAAGAAAAGTTCCCATAGAAATATTAGTATGACGCTTTAACTTGGCTTCTAAACCTAATTTGGCTTGCCAAGTTGGGAAGTCTAATCCTCCTCCATTCAAAAGAGTATGAAAGACAGAGACAATATTATTTACGGAATTGCCGAAAGTTGTATCTGGGCCCCCTGTCGCTCTCTGAGTGGGCATTGGGGTCTTGTAACGCTCACCCGTTCGCTTATCCTCATATGTTGCAACGGCGACAATCGCTGCATACAAAATTAACATCACAGAGTGTTTAATTCCAAGCGCTCTGGCGATCATATATTCGCATCCGAGCGCATGGACTCCTTGTGTACGGTCATACTTTGAAAAATCATTCTCTAATACTATCAATTGACCATCCACCCACGCCAAACCGAAGAAATCGTCTCCGGCAACGATGAAAGCCAAGCTTTTATCACGTAGTTTAACCCACGCGAGAGAAGTTTTGAGCCATTTATTTAAACCAGAAGCATTACGCCCTGAACCGATAGCGGCTGTGACCATCCAATCACCCCATGTACTCTGCGTTGATAACACTGCTT